CCTACAATATTAGTATAAGTCCGGGAGTTGTTATTCCAGTTGGTTCTAACAACAGTGCTAACCCATCATTAAGACGTTTAGACACTGGTGCTAACCTACAGTTGTCACAGTTTGTTATCAATGACTTACAAATGAGCATTAAACGTGCGTTATTCAACGATCTACGTGATCCTACTGGTGCTGTTAGATCAGCTACAGAGGTTGCTATTGAGTCGCGTGAACTAGCAAAACGCATAGGTTCTGCATTTGGTCGCTTGCAAACTGAAGTATTAATCCCTATTATAAAGCGTGTTGTTGCTATATTAACACGTAGAGGCATCATTCAGCCCCTACAGTTAGATGGTAGAGACATTGATATTAAGTTTATGTCACCACTAGCAAGACAGCAGGATAGTGAAGACATTTTGACTGTTCAACAAGCTGTGCAGTTTGTGTTGCAGAACGCAGGTCCAGACGAAGCTAAGATTGGATTTAAGCTAGAAGACTTTGGTACTTGGGTTGCTAACAAAGCAGGTATGCCTGCCTCACTAGTAAGAACCGAGAGTGAGAAGCAAGCAGTAATACAAGCAGGAGCGCAAGCCGCACAAATGGGCATTGAAGGCGAGAAGCCGATGCAGGGACAAACAACGCTTTGAGTTGGGACAAAATAGATAACGCTAAAGTAGAGGCGGAATCTAAATACGCAGAAGAACAAAAGATAAAATCCATTGAATTAGCTAAGGCTTACAGTGGATGTTTTTCTACGCCTGAAGGAAAGAAGGTGCTTGAAGACTTAACATCACGTTTCATATATAACAACGATACTCCCTTTGAATCGCAGAACGTAGACTACGAAGCGGCTTACCATAATGGTGAGTCAGGTGTAGTTAAGTATGTGATCAATTTAATACAACAAGCTAAAGTAAGAGGTTAATATGTCCGAAGAACAAGCCGAAGTACAAGAAGCTACTTCTGATACCTTGTTAGACAATGCCGAACCCACGTTAGATCAGGGTGAGTATTTTCTAGCCGAAGGTATTAAGGGTGCAGGTGAAACACCAGAGTGGTATAAGTCTGATAAGTACCAGTCAGTAGCAGAGCAAGCAAAAGCATACACTGAGTTAGAGAAGAAGTTTGGTGGATTTAAAGGCGCGCCTAAAGATGGCTATACAGCCCCTGAAGGTATCGAGCCTGATGATGCTTTACTCGCTGAGTTAACAGAGTTTGCTAAAGATACAAACATGTCTGATGAAGCGTTTGGTCGTGCATGGGAATTATTGTCTGCACAAGAGCAAGCTGTAGAAGAAGTTTCGCAAGAAATGGAAATGCAGAAGCTAGGTGAGAATGCTACTCAACGCCTAAAGACTGTAGAAGGGTTTTTGAAGAATAACCTAGATGCAGATACTTACAGTGCGGCACAAGAGCTAGTCACAACTGCTGACAGCGTAGCTTTGATAGAGATGATTGTTAAAGCAACTATGCCTTCTAAACTACCTATCGAAGGCGGTGAGCATCCACAAGGTCTTACGTGGGCTGATGTAGAAGCAGAAATGTTTAGAAAAGACGACAAAGGCAACTTGTTACGCAGTGTTGATATTAACCATGAGCGCAAAGTTCAACAGATGATGGCATCATTTGGCGGTTAATGTTTACAAATATGGGTGTTCGGTGTTATAATACGGCATCGAATACCCTTTCTAAGGCTCGATAAATTTAGGTTGGATGCTGACCAAATTTATTGGGTACTCAGCTAAAACCTTGAAAAACTATTAAATTAAAAATCTCTTTTTCGAGGATATTATAATGAGTATTAACTTATCTCCAGTAGCTGTTACTGAATTTGACAGCATGGTAAAACACGCGTTTCAAAACGCATCTCTCCTTCGTGATTCTGTTACCGTACGTAATAACGTAGTTGGTGACACTTACAAGTTCCGTGCAATGGGCAAAGGTCTAGCTAACCAAAAAGCTACCAGTGCTGATGTTGATCCAATGGATGTTGCACACAGCCTTATTACAGCCACTTTGTCTAACTGGAATGCTCCAGAGTACACAGACATCTTTGACGCGGCTGAAGTAAACTTTGACGAGAAACAAGAACTAGCTACTACTATTGCAGGCGCATTAGGTCGTAGACTTGACCAACTAGTAATCGCGGCTATGGATGCGGCTACTCCTACTGCTGTAGGTGTTACTACTACTGGTCTTCTTGCTACTGACTTGATTGACGCTAAAGTACAGCTTGTTAAGAATGGCGTTGGTTCTGGTGATCTTACTGTTGCTATCAACGGTACTGGTCTTGCAGGTCTATTAGCTGATGAGAAAGTATCATCTGCTGACTACCAAAATGTTAAAGCTCTAGTAAATGGTGAAGTTAACACATTTGCAGGCTTTAATGTTGTTGTTCTTGAAGATCGTGCAGAAGGCGGTCTAACTGTTGCTTCTGATGTTGTTAGTGCTTACGCATTCGACAAATCTGCAATTGGTCTTGCTATCGGTATGGACATGAAAACTTCTATCGACTACGTTCCACAGAAGACTTCTTTCTTGTGCAACGGCATGTTGAAAGCAGGCGCGGCTGTACGTGATGTCGCAGGTCTGGTTGAAATTAAGTATGATGCAACACCTGCCTAATTAGGCTTATAAGGGGGGTTCGCCCCCCTTTTCTTTTTCTACATAAAGGTAAATCATGGCTAGTAAAATAGGATTAGTTTCTAACGCATTAATTTTAATAGGTGGTTTGCCAATAACATCTCTTACTGGCAACTCTCGCGCACAAGTCGTAGCTAATAACTTATACGACAACATAGTCGCGCATGAGCTTACCAAGCACAGATGGGGCTTTGCTAGGAAGAAAGCGCAGTTAGCTAAGATAAATGCTGACCCTGTAGGCACTGAGTATTCATCAATGTATCAGTTGCCGTCTGACTTACTTACACTAATCAAGTTAAATCCTAACTTACCATACCAAGTTCTTGGTGATCGTGTGTACTGTAACTATAGTGGTGACTTGTACTGCGATTACATTTATGACGTATCTGAAGCTGATTACCCTGCATACTTTACTAAGATGCTTGAGTACGCTTTGGCTAAAGACTTTGCCCTCGCTATAAGTGAGAGTGCAACCATTAAAGACGCAATGGCTAGAGAGTATCTAAATGCCTCTCAGATGGCGCGTAACACTGATTCGCAACAGCACCCAACCACACCTATACAGAGCAGACCATTTCTTGATGTGAGGTTCTAATGGCTAAGAGTAGCTTTTTACAAAACAACTTCACAAGTGGTGAACTGTCTGAGCTAATCAAAGGTCGTACAGATATTGACCAATACTTCAAGGGTATGCAGTTAGCTGAGAATGTTGTAACCGTACCGCAGGGTGGCGTTAAGCGTCGCATGGGTACTGAGTTTATATCTCATGCACCTATTATGGTTGACGAGATAACAAGCTACGCATTTACTACAATGCCCAATAACGCTAATACTGGGGAATATCCATACCTGTATAATGATAATTTAGAAGCACAGGTAAGCACAACTGCAACTGTAACTGGCGCAGATTATGTTGTTTGGACTACAACTATTAATGCTACAACTACTAAGAAGTATGTTGATTTGTTTCAGCTACAGCTCGCAGGCACAGGGCATCAGGAAGATACGTTTGACATTGAGTACAGAGTAGGTTCAGGAGCTTGGCAAAAAGCCGCAGACGTACCAACTATTTACTCTGACTTCCCGCAAAACATAAGAATAGATGTTAATGGTATTGGTGGTGACACTGCTGATGGATGGCGTTTAGTTCGCAAAGCATCATCAACTGCACCATATAGCTCAATAAAGATTGCTGAGATTCGTATATTCCACGAGCAAACTGCTGACACGCCAACCTACAAGATACACAGCTTTGACGTTAGTAAGACTGATTCATTCTTGCTTGTGTTTGACCCTAACAACATTGCGGTATATCGCGTAACTGACACTGCTACTACAAAGGTGCAGGACTTAATGCACTACAATGGTAGTGACTTGCCTGACCGGGTGGCTGTCAACGAGAACATATTGCTAGGGTTTCATGAAAACAAACCACCGTTAAGAATCATACATGACTTCAATGGATTGGGTAGGCTAGAGATAGATACGCCTACATTCCAGAATATCCCACAGTTTGATTACAATGATTCGCAAAGCCCTACACCTACTAGTGCTGTATTTACTATTGACCTACAGCATCACAAGACTACTGGGTATAGATATAAAATAGAAATAAATGGTATAGAGTCTAAGACTTTAACAAGCTCTGATACAGCATATACAGTACAAGAAGAAGAAATTAGACGTATTGTTCAGGATATGCCTTTGTTTGGCGATAATGGTGTATCTGTGTCGCATACTAGCGGGCATTTATACACAGTAACTTGTGCAGACGAATCAGCTATTACGTTAACCACGGTGCTTGCTTTTGCTACATCTGGCGGTACAGGGGCTATTGCTACAGCCATTATTACTGCGGGTGTAACTAGAAAAGAAGATATATGGAGTGCAACACGAGGCTATCCACGTAGCGGTGTATTTGCTAGCGGTAGACTATGGTTTGGTGGCACTAAGTCAAAGCCCCAGAACTTACTAGCATCTAAAGCAGGCTCATTCTTAGACTTTGAGATAGATCAAGGGCTTGATGATGAGGGGCTATCCTTTACTATTAACGGTTCTAAAAGCAAGATTATCGATGTGTCTGGCGGTCGTGGTGTACATGTATTTACTGAAAGCGCAGAGTACAACGTAACAGGCAACACCCCTGCTACTATTACTGCTGAACAGCAAACACAACATGGTAGCTTTAGTGTTGACGTACCTACTATGTCATTGGATGGGGCTACACTATTTATTGATGGTACTGGCAGAAGCCTAAAACAGTTCTTGTTCAACTTTAATGAGAACGCATACCGTAGTATAGATTTATCTGTATTGGCTTCTAAGGCTATTGTGAACCCTGTAGATATGGATGTGGTATCTGCTGTATCTGCTGAAGACGCTAACTATGTATTTATCATTAACGGTGACGGAACGGCTGTAGTTCTTAATACTTTACGTGAACAAGACATCAATGGGTTTACTAGATTCAATCAGGATCGCGATACGCTTGAAGTAGGCATAGACTTTGATACGTTTGAGCAATGTGTTACTGTTAACAACGTATTACACGTTATCACTAAGCTAGATAAGAACAGCGTTACATTTGATCACGAAGACTACTGTATTTGCAGAATGTCTTTTGACCATATAATGGATTGCTCTAAGAAGTTTACAGCTCCAACTGGTCAAAATTTAGGCACTGCATTTGGCTCTACAGTAGACACAGGATTAAAGAATAGCAGAGAAGTACAACTATATGTACGTGGCGGAGCTACTGCTTTGACTGATGATCATCTTGTTCTTACTGACCGATACATGAATAACGGTGTAGTGACGCTAACTGCTGATGAGCAGGCATTGTATGGCACATTAGAGGTTGGTTATAACTTTACATCTAAGGTTAAGACTATGCCGATTGCTACAGCTAAAGGGTCAGGTGCTAACAACAACTTGTCACAGAAACGTGTTGATAAGATGAATATGCGTGTTGTAGAAACGTCAGGCGTAAAGATTGATGGAGTGCTTACAGAAGTAAGGCAAGATACTCCAGATGGCTTTTTAAGCTCCTCTAAGCCCACTACAGGCATTATAGAGGATAGCAATGGTGGTAATGGGTGGAATAGAGAAGTCGCGCCAGAGATCACTGTAGACGGTCCTACGCCATTTAATTTACTAGCAATAGATTATGAGATAAGTTCATAAAAGAGGTTAACGATGTTTTGGTTATATGCGGCAATAGGTGCATCAACAGCAGTCAGTGCTTACGGT